GAATGGTCTGCATTTTTTCAGCGTATTGTGAAATTGTTTTTAATTGACCAATTGCCATAGAAACCTCATGGTCTCCATCTTCTTTTAATTTGTCAAAGTTCTTTTTAAAATAATCGTATGCTAATGTCTTATCTCTAGTTGAATAAGCAACTTTACCATCTTTGTCTAATACATTGTATTGACCACTCATTGACATTGAAACATATGGTTTAATTGTTGCCTCTTGTACTTCTCTAATAGCATCTGACATTGATTTTCTGTATGTCATTATAGTGTACTCCAAACATTATCCCAATTAATTACTTTTCTTTTTAATTGGTTTTTTAAAGTTAATTCTAATCTTTGTCTAATTGTTATTGCGTCATTACCTATTACACTAGCAAAATCTTTGTGTATTTTTTCTAGTGATGAATAAGCATCAGCTAATTTCTTGTCGCCTAATATTTTATCAGCGATATATCTTCTAGCTTCAAAATGATCGTTTCTATGTGTTTTAGCTCTTAAATATTGAAGGTGAGTCTCACTCGCCTTGGCTTCTATTAATCCATAGTCGCCTTTCTTAAACTGTTTAAATGATTTACTCATCTTCTTCCTCTCCAAATTGATCTTCGTTAGGCGTATTTTCTGACAAATCTTTCATAAATTTTTCCATTTCTAAATCTTGTCCATCATTCTTTTTACCACTTCGTCTAGTTTTTCTCGCCATAATTCTTTGTATCTTTCCTTATATTTATCTAATGTAGCATCCGACATTGCCCATTCTTTTACATCTTTTTCTTTTACTGGATTACTCTCGCTATCTATCTTAAATTTACTGAAATTTTGTACAACTCTCTTATTATTAGTCTTTGAATCACTAGGTTTGTAACTATCACCTTGATGTTTAGGGTCATAACTAGGTTCACCTGGAGTAGTTTTTGATGCATGAGCTGCGTAATCGTGTCCTATATCGTAAGATTCTAATACGAAACCTTCTACTTTTTGTGCGTCTTCGATACTCATACTCTCTGGAACACAGTTTGGTACTTGTCTATTACCTTTTTTCTTCATACCCACTTGTTTATAACCTACCCAACAAGCGTCTTTTAATTCTTTCTTTGTTTCGCCATACATTTGTCTAAACTTTTTAGTATGTTTAGATGTTTTTGTCTTAGCATCTGCGTCACCTGGCGCTGGTTTATTACTATCGTTGTTTTTGAAGTAATCTGCTCTTTTATCTTTTGTATCTTTTGATAAACCAGAGTAGTATTTTTTAGGTTGTGTTCCGTCTTTCTTTTTGACATCTTTATCCTGTGGTGTTTTATCTTCTTCTATTGTATCTACGGCCGTAAAGCCATAATCAACATCTGTATTGTATTCTCTCACTTCTATTCCTCTATCCGATGCTATGGGTAAACAATCCCATATCCATGCTTTGTGTAAATTGTTATTGTTATCTTCTATGACAATATAATTAGTACCTCGTCTTTTTACTGTACCTTGTATATCTTCTTTGATATAATCTACTTTGTCATTTATGTTATAGATCATATCTCTAACATATAAATCTCTTACTTGTTCTTGTTCAAATCCTTCCATACTAGCGACAGGTCTGTAAGTCCCTAAACCAGGTCCACCCATCATTGAATAACTAGCGGCAAGTTTCATACCTCGTCTTACTTGTTTCATAAGACCATCAGCATCTCTAAATGTATTTGGTAATCCTTTTTTAAATGAAGTTATGTCACCTTTTTCAGCAGCAGCTCTCATCTTACTAGCACTCATACCAGTTGCGCCTTCAGCATCTGGATCACGCTCACCAGCAGATACTACTTTTATATTATCAAACTTATAATAACCATGCCTTGACTTGACATCATTATATCTTTTTAGTAAAGTATCAAACTCTCTAATTCTATCACTACCAGCGACCATTACAATATTATTAAACTTACCATTTAATCTAACTAATATATCTAATACATTGTTTGATGGATTGATCTCTATGTTTCTAGCATGTTGTGGAAAAATCTTTTTCATAAAAGATAATTTTTCTCTAGGTGATAGTGGATTCTTTTTAGGGTCTTCACTTCTACTTAAATAAATTTTGTAATTATTACTTTGTGATTTAACTTTGTCCATTAGTTTTAAATGACCAATAGTTGGTGGATTAAATCTACCAAAAGCAAATGCGATAGTATTAACTGCTTCAGTTTTTAAACTATCAATCTCATCATCTGTAACTTTGCCATCTTCTAAAATATCTTTACACTTCTTATAGAATTTTAGATAGTGATATTTTTCTAGGTACTTGTAGATAATATTTTTAGGTAGTTTATGTTTCTTACCAAACTGTCTAATCTCCTCTGGTGTCATATCGTCATTGAAAGCACTTTGTCTTTGTTTGACTACATCATCACCAATGTCAACTAATACCTCTATACTGTCTTCTATTTCTTCTAGTTTACTATTAATCTTGTCTTGTAAGTTCAATACATCATCTGTACTTAAACCTTTTAGTTCTTCGTAATCAATTAAATCTCTAGCTAGTTCGCCTTTGACTACATCTATCTCTTTTACTTTTTTCTGAAAGTCAGCTTCGTATTTTTCAGGATCAAAAGTATCTTCAGTAGGTCTTCTTACAAATTCGTTTTCATCTATATCATAAACACCATCAGCCATTGCGTCATTCTTTTTCTTTAATTCAGGATCGGTAATAATAAAATAGTTAATTGGGTGTTTTGTGCCTGGAACAAGTTTGCCATTTATACTTCTTAAACTAGACGCTAATTCTTTTCTAGCTTCTTCTCTATCTTCTTCGGGTACATCAAACAAGATATTCATATCTAAATCTGCATCATCTCTGTATCTTTTTGTAAGTATAGAACCTATCAATGAATATTTTTTTACTGGATACTTCTCTTGGAATTTGTCTATTTGATTTAAGATAATATCTCTAACACTTTGTTTAAGTTTAGGATTATTAGTATCAGCGTCATCAAATACACCAGGCGCATATCTTTGTCTAGGTATATCTATGATACTTTCTTTTATGTAATCTTTAAATCTCATGTTCTTTTTTTAGCTTCTATTTCTTTAGCTATCCATTGTTTAGCTGTTAAATTTTGAGGACTAGCTCTTAATTGACTTCTTATATACCTAGAAGCTGTGTTAAGTGTTATTGTCACTAGTTCTTTTTCACTTCTATTGTTATCAACAATTAACATTCTATTAGGACTAAAAATTCTTTGAAACTGACCAATGTTTCTTTGTACTTGATTCCAACTATTCGTTACAATATATTCTGGTATAGTTCTAGGTCTATTTTTATTTCTTTCTAATGCTACTTCTAAACTTGTATTAACAAAGATCATATAACTATCATAACCTATAGAGTCTAATTGTCTTTTCTGACTATTGATTGTATTTAAATCTCTACCAGTTGCGTCAATAACTAAACCTAATCTTCCTTGTATGTAAGTATCTAATTGAGTAGCAGTAGTCATCTTTGCTTTAGCTCTTACAATGTTTCTAAAGTATTCTTCTTCATCAGGCATCTTTAAAGATAGATTGCCTTTTTTTAAACCTCTTTCAAATGCTGCGTCAGAGTTAACAGTTTTTAATCCTGTACCACCAAAGGCACCAGCTGTTACAAATGACTTACCACTTCCAGGTCCACCCGCTAAAAAGAAAGCTTTGAATATACCTGGGTCGTAAACACCCTCTCGCAATATTTGATTTAGTTTTTTCATTAATTATTTACTTTTGCTCCAGCTCTCCATTGATAACAAGACCAATATCTTGCCATAGTTTTTGGTCCTGGATCAGCGCAATTGTGTCTTGCTCTAAATGACTTTCTTCTAGCTGGATTATCTCTCTTAATAGATAGACCAGTTGTATCACCAAATGATACTTTCTTAATCTTGTCGCCATCTTTTACATACACATAAAACTTTTTAGAACCACCTCTAATAGGGTCGTTTAATTTTACTTTCTTACCTTGATACTCTGCCTCTTGTAAAGGCTCGTTTTCGTGTTCAAATATTACTTCTTCACATTGTATATCATAATCTTCAAATTGTTTAAATGTTTTAGTCATTAATTACTCCATCCTTTTGGCATTGTAAAGTTAGCTCTACTAAATTCCATTCTGTCAACTAACTTAACTGCTCCTGCTATTTTATCTACTGCTACATATCCTTCTGGACTTGTTACTCTATAACCAGTAGAAGTTTTTAAAAAATGTCCTATGCTTTGTATTTCACTCATCTTCTTTATCAAAAAGTCTTTAGCATTTTGTAAAGTAACATGAGAGGCAACAGCCATCACTAAAGCATTTCTATTTCTATCTATAAATTTTAAATTTGTTGCTAATATATCTTTGTACTTTTGTTTTCCGTTATCTGTCTTCTTACTATCAATCTCTGCTTGTAGAATATTAATATAATAATCTCTAAACATATCTACTAAAGTTCTAACTTTGGCCATATGACCAGATGATCCTCTTATGTGATGATTGAAGAAAGTTTTTAATCTAAATCCTACACCTAAACCATCAGCAGATGTCTCGCTCATTATATCTAACAACGGTGCTGCCTTTGAAAGTGAACCTTCTGCCATTCTTAATTTTGCGTTGAATTGTGCTAGTTCGTTTCTTGTAAGTTTCGCAGAACCAGATACATCTTTGTAACCAGCACTCGCTAGAAATACATTAGTTGCTCTACCTCTAACTGTACCAAATCCAGCTGTCATACTATCTAAAGTCTTACCTGTGTATTTTGTGTGAAAAACAATTCCCATTCTTGCTCTACTAATCTGTCTACCAATACTAGAGTTTGCTTGAACAGCATATGTAATTGTATTAGGTGTAAATGAAATCATATCATCACCATCTAAAGTAATTTTTTTTAAATCTGATTGTGCGAATAGAAAGTCACCTTGTAATACGCCTTTGATACCTAGACGTGATAATTCTTTTAATGCGATTGATAGTTTAGACGCTAATTCGCCAGAGTGATTTTTTCTTATATCTGCGTTAGTGTAATTTACTTTAGGATTTTTATTGAATACTGATTTTGTTCCGACAAAGAATTTGTCATTTTCTGGATTAATACCACAGATGATAGCTGGAGCGCCATCCCATTTAACTGTCATATTAACTTTTTTATTTGAAGAACCTGCGAGCATATCTCTCACCGATCTTAAAAAGTTTAACGCATTTTGCCCACCCTTTGATCCACGATTTATTATATCGTCCTCTAGGTGTTCTAAATGTGTGTTCCTATCTTGTGTTGTAAATCCCTTAAAACTAAACATCTTTCTCTCATTTTATCCATTACTATATCCACTTGTTCCATATAAATCAATTGTTTATTATATTTATAAGACTAAACCCTTGTCCATAGGAATTTAGGTACACCACCATTGGGTTCCCATACTTTATGTTTGTTTTGAAACTTAACTAGATTATGTGCGTCTTCTTCAAAGAAGCACTCGCTAATAACATTCTTTGTGGGTTTCTCAATAACTTGCCATATAATATCTTCACCTCTCTTTATCATTTTCTTTGTATATGATAAATCAGGTTGTTCATTATTAGGTCGTTTGTCGCCTCTATGAAATCTTACTTTTTGTTTTTTAGCCATTATAATTTAAAGTCGGAAAACTTCTCATACGATTGTTCTGGTGTAGGATAGTTTTCTTCTTGTTTTAATTCTTTACCACCTACTATATTTTGTGATGAATTTTCTGTATCATATAATCTCATCTTAGCTCTATCAACACCTATAATAAATGATCTGTTAATACCAGGGTCATTATATCTATTCTTCAATTGTTTTACTTTCATTTGACCTAGACCTTCTAGTTCTTCGTTTGACATAAGAGCAAACATAAAGTCAGCAGTTGCTGGTAGACCAAATGATTCTGATGTATCTTCTAAACCAATATCTGTACTTACAAACCCTGTTCTTGTTGTTTGTGTTGCACTAAAGATTGGAACATCATGTTCAACAGCAAGACCTCTTAATTCTTCAGCGATTGCTTTGATATAAAAATAAGATGATATATTACCACCTTTAAATCTTGCACTAGCACAGATGTTTAAATAATCAATGAAGATGACTTGTGGCTTAAAGCTTTTCTTTAACGCTAGTTCATTTATTAGTGCTTTGAAATGACCACTATGAGCTGACGCAGTAGGATACTCTTTAATAACTAATCTACCATTTGTCTTATCTTCTAATTTTTTAACTTTACTATCATACAATTCTTTTGGCATACTTCTAATATCGTCCATTGATATATCAAATAAATTTGCGTCTATTCTTTCAGCGATACGTTCTTCAGCCATTTCTAAAGTAATGTATAATACATTTAAACCTTGTGTTAAGAAAGATGAAGCAGCATGACACATAAACAAAGACTTACCAACACCAGTACCAGCCAAAGCGATATTCAAAGTTTTACTTGGTATACCCCCTTTTGTAATTCTATTGAAGTATGATAAATCAAATGGGTATCTTTTTTCTTTAGTGTGGTACCAATCAAATCTATCTTGTGCGTCTTCTATATAATCGTGGCCAACGTGTTTATCAAAACTTACACCTAACGCATCACTTAATAAACTAGGTAATGACTCTGGTGTTCTTGTTTTATCTTTACCTTCTAAAATTGTAATACCTTCTAATACAGCATTGTGAACAGCTCTATCTTTACAAAACTTTTCTGTTGTGTCTAGTAACCATTTTAAATCTGTATCTTCTTGTGATATACTAGCAACTAACTCTTTAACATCTTTATATTCTGTTTCGTTTAAATCTTTTCTATTATTAAGTTCAATTAATATAGATTCTTTAGTAGGTAAATTATTATAAGTGTGTAGAAACTTTGATACTTCAGAAAATAATATCTTCTCATCTCTTTTAGGAAAATATGTTTCTTTAAGAAATGGAATAGCTTTTCTTGTAAAATCTTCATTAAAGAAAAGATTATTTAATATTGTATGTTCTATTCTATCATTCATCTATTTGTAATTGTCCTTTTTTTAATTGTTCTTCAACACACTCAACTAATATATCACCAATATAGTTTCTAAAATCATCTGACTTAACATCTTCATCATTTGGATTAGTCATTATATCATAAGTAAACTTTAAAGGTATTTGTCCTTCTTCGTTTTCAGTTTGAGAAAACTTAACATTGTTGTACTTATAGATAACACCTTCGTACTGGCCATCCATAATTTTTATACAACTAAAGTCGTCACCTTGTCTTTGAGCAAAAGCGTATCTTTTACTCGGCGTCTTCTTCGTCTGATCCGTAGAGGAATTTTCTTTTTGCTGTTTCATCTATTTTGTCTAATACTTCTTTTGTAAAATATTTTTCAGGATTGTCGTTGATATTTTTACCAAAAACTTTAGAACCGTCTGGCATTTCATATCTTGTAGATACTTTCTTAAAGACACCAGCTTCTTCGCCGAGTTCTATAAGACCATAATATTTGTCTAAACCTGTCTTGTAAGTAAGTTTGACATCTATCATTGCGTTCTCTTTTGTTAACCTAGATTTAAAATTTTTACAATGTATAATATTTCCAACGACCTCAGTACCTTCTTTGTCTTTTCTTTTGCTGAGATAGATGATTGATGAGGCAGCGTATTTTAAACCACTTCCACCGCCCATTTCTTTTTGAGGGAACATTGAACCTATAACATCATATGTGTGGTTAGTCATAATCATTGGTATATTTGCTCTACCAAGTTTCAATGTTAATACTCTAAATGTTGATTTGACAATTTGACTTCTTGTCATATCTCTTGTTTCTTTACCTGCGGCTGTATCTTCCATTTCTTTTGTAGTTGATAACATACCTAAACTGTCAAGTACAAACATTAAAGGTTTTCTAGTCTTCTCTGTTTGTTCAATATATTTGTCTAATATTTTGATTGACTGGTTTCTAAATTCTTGTACTGTGGCAACTGGTACGATAACCATTCTTTTAGAATCAATACCTCTAGCCTCAATCATTTGTTTTGAGATAGCACTTTCTGATTCAAAGTAGATAATACCTGCGTCAGGATCCTTATCTAAAAATGCTTTACATATACCTAGTGCGAAAAATGTTTTACCTGTTGCGGCTTCACCAGCGATTGCTGTAATCTTATTACTTGGCATACCCCCATAGATAGTACCAGACAATAATGCGTTAAATGAATAAGAGCCTGTGTCTATAAAACTTGTTACATCAGCACTATCAATTCCATCACTTACTAAACCAGCATATTCATTACCAGTTTCTTTAATTATATCTTTTAAAAAATCACTCATTCCATAACTCCTATAAATTTATGTTCTTATTATATATCATTCTACTTAAAATGTCAACCCTTAAAATGCTCATCATCTTTTGGTATCATAATCTCTGGTAGAAAAGCTTCACCTTCTCCTTCAATTCTTAAATTAGGGTCTTCTGGCACATAACCTTTTCTAGGCTCTTCATAGTCTCTAGGTTTTACTCTTGTCCATAATAGATTTTTTAATTCATCTATTGAAATATTACCAAAATCATTATAAACTCTATTTTGAAACTTGTCAGCCATATGATAGATTACTTCTCTATTGTATTCTATTTTTCGCTGATAATCCCAATACTCTTTTAGTTCTTCATACTTCGCTTTAGGTATCGCCATAGAAATATTTATTATTTCTTTAAAGCAACAATACCAACGAAATTAAAGTTTTGCCAAAAAGTATGTATTTCAAAGCCAGCATCTTGTACCATTTTATACAATTCAGTTTTTGTATTTGGTTTCATCATATGTCTTAGCGTCACTTCTTTGTCAAGTATTTCTTTATCAGAAAAGTGTTGTCTTTTATAATCGTAAAACATAAAGGTCATCATATCTTGTACCCTTGGATTACAACTAAAAGTTTTTTCTGAAAAGATAAACGCACCACCAGTATTAAGACCTTTGTAAATTTTATTAATTACTTCTTGTCTATCTTTTGGTGACATAAATTGTAAAGTAAATATAGAAGTAACCAAAGAACAGTTTTGAAAATCAAACTCTCTTACATCACCTCTAAAGTAATTTAATTGATGATACTTTTCTTCGTCATGTGAATAGTCACCAAAAAAATCTTCTTCTATTTCTATACCTGTGTATTGTGCGTGAGGAATATTCTTATTGTTTTGTTCTATCATACCTTTTAAAAGTTTACCTGAAGAACAACCCATATCAACAACTTGCGTATAATCTTCTACGAAATATTTTGATAGGTTAAGTATATCACCCCATAAATGACTATAACCACGAACAGATTTGTCTATGTGATTATCAAAGCCTTCCTTACTTGTAGCAAAAGTAAATTTAGTCATTGTTTAACTCCTTATATGGTTTTAACACTTTGTTATAAACACTTTCAGCAAGTGCCTTCATCATCAACGGTGGAACCATACGACCTATCCGTTCTGATTGTTGTTTATGTTTACCTGTCAATTTAAAGTCTTCAGGTAACGACATAATTCTTTTTAATTCTTTTATAGTAAACTTTCTATCTTCTAGTGGGTGGCAAGTACCAGCAACACCAGCAAGATTACCCATCGCAGTAATTGTTGGACAAGGTTTTCTTAAACTACTTCTCTTTAAATTAAAGTGATGACCTTTGTCATGGTAATCCATACCAGTCAATACTTTGTCTGGATCCTTTGGCATTTTCATTAATGTTTTACCAACAGCCTTCTCTGGACTAATCTTATCAAACAAATAATCTAGTTCTTCTTTATCATCATTCACTACATCATTAATTGCTTCACCAAGTGTAGTTCTAAAATCATTCTTATCAGGATATAATTGATACATGGTCATAAAGTTTATACCAACTTTCTCAGCAACATCTTCTCTTACACCTATAAAGAAACATCTTTTACGAGATTGTGGTACACCAAAGTAACTTGAATCCAATACATTAGCAACTATAAGATAACCTATATCTTCAAATGTATTTTGTATCTTATGAAAATACTCTTTGGCTTCACCCATTGTTAGACCTTCAACATTCTCACCAATAATAACTTTTGGTTTTATATCTTTAGCCACTCTTAAAAATTCAAAGAATAAATCTTCTACATTCTCTACACCTTTTATATCTGAATATTGTTTAGTTTTATTAAACGCATCTGCGTGTGTGTTACCGCCACCATGCGATATAGAACCAGCCATACTGAACGCTGAACAAGGAGGAGAGCCATCTAATATATCTAACTCACCTACTTTAACACCAGCTTGTTCCATAAGATATGTACCTGTTAATTTTTTTATA